AGCATCTCTGCATCTACTACTTTTAGAAATGGAATAACTCCAGTACTTTCTGACCCCGCTGAGGTTTTAGATCCTACACTTCGTACACCACTCCAGCATCCTCCGACCCCGCCACCGGCCGAAGATAAGAAAGCATTTTCCGTATAATGTCCTGTAATACCTTCTCTACTATCGTCCACATAGTTCAAGAAACAGCTAATAGGAAGACCCCTATTAGTACCCCCATTAGATAGTATAGGCGTAGAAAACATAAACCACAGCTTACTAGCATAATCGTATAGCCTTTGTGCATGGGCAGTATTATCAGCAAAAGCACAAGCAGCCCTCGCGAAGGCGTCTTGGGGGGAAAGCTCTCCATCTATCATATACCTATCTTCCAGAGTTTTCTTACTAAACTCTGAAAGATAGTTATCTCTATTATAATTAATTTCTATATTGTACTTAGGCATTGCCTATCATTCTCCTTTCAATATCTGCCAAATTACTGGCCCCGATAGCATCATCGCAATATGTAATTAAATCCATTAATTCATAATTTATTAGTATTAAATCTTTACTTTCATTCAAACTCTGTATATATTTATACTTGCTAGGAATAGGTAAAGAGTCATATATATTAAGAGCATTTCCATACTCTTTTATAAGGTCTACAGCTCTCTTTGGGCCTATGCCCGGAACTCCAGGAACATTGTCTCCTTTATCTCCTGTTAAACATTTAAATGAAATATATTCATCACGAGGTACTTCGTAATGCTCACTCCAGTTATCTATTGTTATCTCTTTTCGAGTAACATATGAAAATCTAGCAGTACTTTCATCTATTAGTAAGTCCCAATCTCTATCGCTTGATATTAACCAAATCTTTTCTAGCCCATACTTTCTTTTTTCTTTTACTAGATGCGCGGCTATATCATCAGCCTCTACGCCTTCATAGCGTAAAATTGTATATTTATCTGCTAAAAGCTCTAAGGCTGCTTCGTATTCCTCGAAAAATTCTTCAAAGGCAATTTTTTCTTCTTCTGTTTGATCTGCAAACTTATCTTTTCTATTTTGTTTATACGCGGGTAAGATCATTTTTCTATAAGATGAAGAACCCCAGTCAGCAGCAATAATTAAATTACTACATTTGTAAGATTTAGCTAAACTTTCTACTGTTTGCAGATAGTCGTATCTAAAATCTGACCTTCCCTGATGCTTCCATCTAAAAGCCAAATTTAAAGCATCTACTACCATAGTAGAGCCTGTTTCTGTTTCCATTGTATCTTTAAAATTAAATGCCATTAATGAACCTTATGTTTTCATATTCTAACCAATCAGAGGCTTCCATTAAATATACTTCTAAGAAGTTAATAAACATCCACTCACTTAGCGGATTAAGTGGCTTATGAGGAGTACCTACAAATACTGAAGACCTATTATATTTAAAAAATAATAGAGGCTCTTGTGTGCCCTGCTCTGCTTGTGTCTGTAGTTTCTTCCACCACCTAATAAGATTATTAGTCTTTTTAGCCGTAAAAATCTTATCATTTAATGGGGATTCTGCATAGTTTTTTACTTCTATACAGAATCTGTTTTTTTCATGGGGAATATATAAATCACCCTTCAAATACTCCAAAGCGCCGGAATTAGGTACTCTCTCGAATTTAAGCCCTGTAGAGTCTCTTAGCATATCTCTTACTAAATATTCTCCACGAGCACCTTTAGCTCTTGAATCTACCACTAATCAAACTCTCTATATAGAATTTCCAGTTTTTCTGCAGCATCCGCCATTTTACCTAACTCTACTTCGATTGCTTGTAGTACGTCTGGGTGTTCTCCTATCCCTGCGGGATTACTTAAATAAATTTCTATGTTAGCTTTATGAAGTGCATGTACTCCTTTCAGATGCGCCTCTAAGCCTTCAAATATGCGGTCTCGCAAATCCATAATATTATTTCTCCAATCTACTAATGTTATTATCTTTTACTATTTCTATTTTTTCTAATAGAGGATGAGTCCATCCATGACTAACTATATAAGTATTCATGGGCTCCGATAATAAAACCTCTACTAGCTTCTCTCTACCTGTTTCGTCTAGTACGTTTATAACTTCATCTAAGAAAAGAATATTAATTCTAGACTTAGATATACTACTCATTAACTTTCTGATAGCTATTAACGTTGCTGTATTAACTCTTGCTAGCTCTCCCGAAGAGAGTGCTTGAATATCTACTATGTTGCCGTTATCTGTTACTTGCACATTTAATTTATCATTTTGTACTACAAACTCAAGTGTAAACTTACCGTCAGAAAGCTCCGCAAGATAATTATTAGTTAGATCTTCTAGTTCTTTTACTAAATTTTCAATTTTATATGCTACTAACCCATTTGTGCTAAAAGCTTTTTTTAATACCTCTAGATTAGAGGATACTTCTGATTGATCTAAAAGCTCTTTGCTTAATACTTTTAGTTCCGCCAGCATCTCATCAGTTTGGTCAGAGATTATCTCTATTTTAGTATTTTGTCTAGTTCGTCTTTCGTTTTCTTTTGCTGTTGCTTCCATAGAATTTCTTGCGTCCGATAAACGTTTACGAACGCTGCTGATGCGAGCTTCAAGCTCTTCGCCATCCACAGTATCTTCTGGTAAGCTGTTGTCAATCGACCTATAAATTTCTTCCCACTCTCTTTGAAGTTTAGTCTTTCTACTAAAGTCAAAATTGTTTGATTTAATTCTTTCAATTTCTGCACTAAGGTTTCTAGCTTCTTCATTTAAGTCTCCTATCAGGATTTCTTCTCCCTCAATTATTGAGTTTCTGAAGTCTTCGTTTATTTCCTGCTCACAAGTAGGACAGTTATTACCCAAACCCTGTATTTTATGCAGTAGTTTTTGAGCAGCTTGTACACGCGCAGAGACCTTTCCAAGCGCTTCTTGGTTTTGGTCATAGGATAGAAGCTCTATTGCTTTTATGCCTTGGACTGCCGATATATCTATCTTACTGAGTAGCTCTTTATACTGTTTATTTCTTAAAATATTTTTATTATTTTCCGAAATATTTTCAAGTTCTTTGTTTAGATAACGTAACTCTTTCTCATCTTCTTCCGTATAAATTTCTAAATTTAACATTGGAAGTAGGGTAGTATCCTCCAATTTATTGTTTGATAACCATTTTTCAATAGTACTTACTTTCGCTTCTATAGCCGTTAAATTATTAAGATTTTCTCGGCAGGCTTCCTTAAATATATCAAAATAGCTTACATATATCTCAAGGTGCAATAGATCAATAAGAAATTTCTTTCTATTAGTATCTGTTGCTGTAAGAAACTGTAAGCTCGCATTAGTATTTTGATAGACTAACTGAGAAAAGGTTTTAAAGTCAACGCCTAATATATTCTGAACTGTTTTGTAAGTATTAGTTGCTGTATGGCTAGAGATATCTACCCCATCTTTAGTCAATACTATCTTAATAGATGTTTTTCTGTCTACACAGATTTTATACGTACTGCTATCTTTGGTGAAAGATAACTCTATCGAGTACCCATCATTGTTATACCTATTAGGTATATCAGCTTTCTTAATACCTTTTGAGTTTTTATTATATAAAGCTTCTTCAATAATTAACGGAATGGAGGATTTCCCCATTCCGTTAGTTCCAACTATTTGAGTTACTGGGCTATCGTCCAAAATAAGTTCATTATTTTTTCCATAGCTAAAACAGTTACTCCATCTCAACTTTTGCAGCGTAATCATTAAATAATCCTACTATATTTGATATATTTGATTCATCAATTTCTAAAATGTACATTAGATACTCCACGAGTTCTTCTGCAATGGACATCTCCTTATCAATAATAAGTGCCGCTTCAGAGTTTCGCTTTACAATTTTCTTGTCAAGAAGCTCTGAATTTTTTACGTCTGCTAACTGCTGTATGTCTCCCTCAACTTCATAGATCGTATGATCATACTCTGAAGGAATCATGTCATTTTGAGATACTACTGTTTTTCTTAATAACTGAGGTAAATCAAAAGGATCCCAACGCCAGCTCCAGTCTTGCTCATTGATAACTATATACCCCGTTGAAACTTTATTTCTATGAAATGAAGTAGTCATAGGACTTCCGGGATATACTATGTTTCTTTGAGTATTACTATGGGCGTGTAGGTCTCCTGCAAATACAATAGGAAAGTCCTCTAGTCTGTCTAAGTCCACCTCTGGCTTGACATGCGGTGGGATCTCTCCTCTGACGTGTGTAAATAACGGGTAACTACTATTTAATCTCTCAATGCTATTATTTCTATGTAAGTCTGCGTAAGGCAAAATACTAAACCCTAATTCATTATCTTCATATGAAATATCAACTATATTTATTAAAGGGTTAACAGCCCTTGAAACTTCTTTTAACTGCGAGAAAAAAGTAGTATGCTTTTTTGTAGCTTCATGATTTCCATCGTAAATAATAGTAGGTATCTTTACATTTTTAATAAAGCTAAAATATAGCTCTAGTTCTTCCATATTGGGAAGACGATCAAAAAGATCGCCCCCAATAATGTGCATGTTACACTCTAGCTCTAGCGAATAGATTTGATTAAAAAATAATTTATATCTATTTAAAGCCCATTCTTTAGGTACATTTTTCTGCCCTAATTTTAGGTGCCAGTCTGCTGTGAATAATATCATGCAATACGAAACTCGTCTTCAATGCTTTCATCAATAGTAGTATCTGATCGATTATTATTGATTCTATCTAACAACTCTTTTTGTGCGTCAGGGGTAGGGCGTGGCATAACGTCATCCATTGACTTTAGTCCCGCTACTAGCTTTAACTCATCTTCTGTTAAAGGTCTTTTTGCCTTTTGGCACTTTAATTGCTGTAATTGGTACTCTACATTATAGGGCATAGGGCCTGTTTTTACTCGCTTAAAGCAAAGATCCCAGCCATCTTCAAAGTCAGTTGGGTCGCCTAGGTCATCTGCTACAGTGATTACTTGCTCCCATAGCTTTTTCTTTAGATTAACTACCTTGAGCTCGCCGTTAACGATTGCTTGGGTTGCGTAGCTCCAGCCACACTTAAGATCGGGATAAAAGTCTTTTACCCAATCTTTTTCTTTATTATTAAAAGCTTCTGCGTTGCGATCAAAAGATAAGCATTCTAAAGGAATATCTTTATCGTTCTCGCCTTTGACCCAATATACGTATCGAGCAAGAATATCACCTACGATGCGTATTTGATTATCACCTTCTTTATACTGATAGCCTGAAATTGAGGATTTTTGTGCAGAACCTTTCTGTTTGTTGAATGAAATTGCCATTCTAGTGTATCTCCTTAGCTGTAACTTCTTCATAGCGCCAATGAATTATGTCATTATCATCTATATGAAGTAGTCTGTTTTCTATATATAAATTCCTATCAAGCGGCACTTGATGCACGCTCATAGTAACGATTTGATTGGCAATATATCTTGAGGTAAGCCGAAAAGCACCTAATCCAAAATACTGTACCATTTCTCTTTTTGTATACTTATAACTATTATAAAAAGCAACCTCTGGGTGCAGCATAAAAGAACCTCCGTTAAAGTTTATATTCGAGTACTTATAAAGCTTATCGAATTTATTGTACGGAAGTTTACTATGCGTCAACATATCAAGCACTGCAAAGCAGTCATTGACATTACCGTTAGTCGCGTCTATAATCTTTTCGAAGTCATAAAGTAACATATATTATACCAAAGTTTTACCAAGTTGTCAAGAATTATTTTTTTAAAGCTGTTTAATTATATAACCTTGTTTTATGTAGTGCCCCATTCTTTTTGATGCTTGACTGGAAGCAGTCTTACCTATTAGATGAATATCTAAAATAACAGGAGTTAGTTTTCCTTCATCTTCTCTAACCACTCTGCCTATAAGCTGAGTTAGTAGAGGCTCATTATTAATAGGAGTTGCTAAAATTAAGCAACTTAAGCAATTTAAAGATATACCCTCTGAAAATATTGCTTGAGTTCCAAATAGCACATTATAACGTCCCTCCTCCACTAAAGACATAGTGCTTTCTCTCTGCACTTGATCAACCTCACCCGTAACACAAGCTGCGTTTGTACCAACGAGTTCGGCGCAAGCTTTTAAAAACGCCACACGGTCGCTTACCACGAGAACCTTATGTCCTCGGGCTGCGTATGAGGAAGCTA